AGAACGAGTGACCCATGTGATGCGCAAGACCAAGAACGATGTTCGCAAGCTTCAGGTCGCAGGCTTCTACCGTGATGTGGAGTTGGGTGAGCCCGTCATGATCCACAACGACGTGGAGAAGAAAAAGGCTGAAGAGCAGGGCTACTCCGTTACCGATGATGAGCGTTATCAGTTCCTTGAAATTCAAGTGGACTACGATATGCCGGGTTATGAGGACGAGGATGAGATTGCTCTTCCTTACATCGTCACTATTGACAAGGGCACAAACAAAGTTTTGTCGGTGTACCGAAATTGGAACGAGAGCGACCCTAAGAAACTCAAGCGCCAGCATTTTGTTCAATATGACTACGTGCCCGGATTCGGTGCGTATGGTTTTGGCTACATCCACCTGATCGGCGGCTATGCTCGTGCAGGTACATCCCTGATCCGCCAACTTGTGGACGCAGGAACCCTGTCCAACCTGCCCGGTGGTTTGAAGTCACGCGGCTTGAGGATCAAGGGAGACGACACCCCAATTGCTCCGGGTGAGTGGCGAGATGTAGACGTGCCCGGTGGCACGGTGCGCGATAACATCATGCCGTTGCCATATAAAGAGCCATCGCAGGTTCTGGCTGCGTTGCTGGACCGCATCACAGAAGAAGGCCGTCGTCTCGGTTCTATCGCTGACATGAACATCAGCGACATGAGCGCTAACTCTCCTGTCGGCACAACTTTGGCGTTGCTCGAGCGTCAGCTTAAAACAATGAGCGCGGTTCAGGCTCGGGTCCACTACTCCATGAAGCAGGAATTCAAACTGCTCAAAGAGATCATTCGAGACAATACCCCAAGCGAATACGAGTACGAGCCCCATGGTGGTGACCGCATGGCAAAGCGGGAAGACTACGACATGGTGGAAGTCATTCCAGTGTCGGACCCCAACAGCTCGACCATGGCCCAACGGATCATGCAGTACCAAGCTGTGATCCAGTTGTCGCAAAGCGCCCCGCAAATTTATGACCTGCCGCAGTTGCACCGTCAAATGATCGAAGTGTTGGGTGTGCGCAACGCAGACAAGCTTGTTCCGATTGAAGACGACATGAAGCCACGCGATCCGGTGAGCGAGAACATGGCCTTCTTGAACGGAAAACCCACCAAGGCGTTTATTTACCAAGACCATGACGCACACATCGCAGTTCACTCTGCTTTGATGCAAGACCCGTTGATGGCTGCGCAAATTGGGCAAAACCCACAAGCCCAAAAGATGCAAGCCGAGATCATGGCTCACGTCTCAGAGCACTTGGCATTCTCCTACCGCAAGAAGGTTGAAGAGCAGTTGGGTGTACCTATGCCTAAGCCTGATGAAGACTTGCCAGAGGATGTTGAGGTGCAGTTGTCCCGTCTTGTGGCTCAAGCATCTCAGCAAGTGCTGGCGCAGAGCAAGGGTCAGGTTGCTCAACAGCAAGCCCAGCAGCAGGCGCAAGACCCAATGATTCAGATGCAACAACAAGAGTTGCAGATCAAGATGCAAGAAGTGGAAATTAAGAAACTGAAAGCCCAAGGCGACCTGCAGATTCGCGCTGAAGAGCTTGGCCTCAAGGCTCAAGAGGCTGCTCAGAAATCCGGGCAAGACCCAATGATGGCGGCTCAAAGAATGCAAATGGAAATTGCCCAAATGCAAGAAGCTCATGGCATGGAGATTGCTGCATTGCAGCTTGCTGCAAGCCCAAGCTCAGGCCCAACAGCAGCAAGCTCAAGGCCAGCAGCAAGCTGCAATGCAGCAAGCTCAAGTTCAACAAAAAATGGCGCACGGCGGTCAGGTTCACGCGCAAAAACTGAACCATGCCGAACGTGCTTTTCAACAACCAAAACCGACTGCTAAACCGTCGGGGAACTAAAAATGGACAATAAAATTTTGGAGCTTCTCAACAAAAGAATTGAGGAGCACGTCAAAAGTCATTCAGAGGCTTTGGTGGTGGGACAGTCGAAAGACTATGCCCACTACCGAGAGTTGTGCGGGGTCATCCGAGGTCTCCAGACCGCACAGCGTGAAATTGGCGACCTCGTGCGTAAACTGAAAGACGACAATGACGACTAACTTTGATGTTCAGGCGGTTGATCTGTCTGGCCTACTCAACAAAACCGTTGAGGATAAGGCCACGCAGATTCCAGAACCTGCCACTTATCACCTTCTGTGCATGCTTCCAGAAGCCAAAGAAGAGTACGAGGGCGGCCTACTTAAGGCCAGCCAGACAATGCAGTATGAAGAACTGCTGTCATCCGTACTATTTGTGGCAAAGGTTGGCCCAGATGCGTTTAAAGATGAAAAACGCTTTCCCAGCGGCCCAAGCTGCAAGGTAGGTGATTTCATCATCGTGCGCCCAAACACTGGAACGCGAATGAAAATTCACGGAACCGAGTGGCGGATCATTAACGATGATTCTGTCGAGGCAACAGTCGATGATCCTCGCGGCATTCAGCGCGTTTAAGGAGACACCATGGCTGAACTCGACAAAACCGAATTTACTTTCCCCGATGAGGTGGAAGAAAAACAATCTCGTGCTGGCTCCAAGGTTGTAGAAGCTGAACCAGAAGTTGAGATTATTGATGACACTCCTGAGCAGGACCGTGGCCGAAAGCCCATGGAAGAAGCTCCAAAGGACGTAACCGACGAAGAGCTTTCAAAGTACGATGAAGGCGTGCGCAAGCGCATTCAGCACTTTACCAAGGGCTACCACGAAGAACGCAGAGCCAAAGAGGCTGCCTTGCGCGAGCGGGAAGAAGCTGTAAAGCTTACCCAGCAAATCATTGAGGAAAACAAAAAACTCAAAGGTTCCTTGCACCAAGGTCAAAGCGCCCTACTCGAGCAGGCTAAGAAAGTTGTAGCCAACGAGATGGAGCAGGCCAAGCGAAAATTTAAGGAAGCGTACGAAAGCGGTGATGCAGATGCACTAACGGCAGCTCAAGAAGAGATGACGGTAGTAAAGATGAAAGCCGAGCGTGTAAACAATTTTCGGCCAGCACCTGTACAAACTGACGAAAAACAGGTACAAATACCTACCGCTGAACCAGTTCGGCCCAGACTTGATGCGAAAACTCAAGAATGGACAGAAAAAAACACATGGTTTGGCAGTGACGACGAGATGACCAGCTTTGCATTGGGATTCCACAACAAGCTGGTTAAATCTGGAATTACGCCGTCATCATCTGAATACTACGAGCGCATCGACGCACGTATGAAACAAGTTTTTCCGGATGCGTTCGAGTCCGGTGAAGCTGACGCTTCGGGGGATGCTAACTCTTCTCCGAAAAGATCGAATGTTGTTGCACCAGCGACACGCAGCACAGCGCCCAAAAAGATCGTGCTGACAAAAACGCAGGTGGAACTCGCTAAGCGGTTGGGACTGACGAATGAGCAGTACGCCCGTGCAGTTGCGGCAGAAATGAGGAAATGAAAATGGCTAAAACAGAACTTGACAATCGCGAGCCTCGTGCTCTGCAAATGCGTGACTCAGCCGAGCGTCCAAAAAAATGGACGCCACCCCAGCTTTTGCCTGATCCGACACCGGAAGAGGGCTACGCTTATCGCTGGATTCGGATTGCCACGCTTGGTAAAGATGACGCCATGAACGTTTCCGGCAAATTGCGAGAAGGATGGGAACCCGTTAAGGCATCGGATCACCCCGAAGTGCGATTGTTCAGTGGCGGCCAAAACCGTTTTACTGACAGCATTGAGGTTGGAGGTTTGTTGCTTTGCAAAACACCTGTGGAGTTCACCGAGCAGCGGAATGCGTACTACACCCAACAGGCTGAGTCGCAGATGCAATCAGTGGATAACGCTTACATGCGAGAGAACGACCCGCGTATGCCGCTTTTTAAAGAGCGCAGCACGAAGGTCACTTTCGGCAGAGGCACTTAACTTTTTTTGGAGTCCAAACATGGCTTACCCCACCGTTTCGGCACCCTTCGGTCTGCAACCAGTCAATCGTATTGATGGCATGCCGTATGCAGGTGCAATCCGTCAGATTCCCGTAGCTGCTGGCTTCGGCACCGCCATTTTTGATGGCGATACCGTTGTGATCAACAGCGATGGCTATCTCGTTAAATCCACCACAACCAACTCCGGCGACATTGTTGGCGTGTGTCTCGGCGGACAGTACGTGAACTCGAGCGGCCAAACCGTTCAAGGTCAGTTCATCCCCGCTCTGGCATCTACTTCAACCAATCTGGCGCTGGCCTACGTTGTTGATGATCCAATGGCGCTGTTTAAGGTTGCTGTTGTGACCTCTGGCACCACCATGGGCACCGCTGGCCGTACTGTTGTTGGCACTAACCTTGCGCTCGTCCTGAACGCTGGTAACACCACCACCGGTAATTCTGCTTTCGCCGTCACTTTGACTGGCGCTGGCACTACTGCCACCATCCCAATCCGTGTGATCGACGTTGTGCCAGAAACAGCTACCGCTGCTGACACATTCACCGAGTTGTTGGTGAAAATCAACACACACCAGTACAACAACACCACTGGTGTCTAAGGAGTAAATCATGGCTATTTCACGCGCACAACTGCTGAAAGAATTGCTCCCCGGCTTGAACGCTTTGTTCGGTCTGGAGTACGCTAAGTACGGCGAACAGCACAAGGAAATCTACGAGACCGAGACTTCAGAGCGTAGCTTTGAAGAGGAAGTTAAGTTGTCCGGCTTCTCCGCAGCTCCTGTCAAGAACGAAGGCGCTGCCATCGCTTATGACAATGCTCAGGAAGCTTTCACAGCTCGCTACACCCACGAAACCATCGCTTTGGGCTTCTCCATCACTGAAGAGGCTATCGAAGACAACCTGTATGACAGCTTGTCCAGCCGATATACCAAAGCTCTGGCCCGTGGTATGGCGTACACCAAGCAGGTCAAAGCTGCTGCAATCTTGAACACCGGTTTTACCGGCGGCCCCACCTATGGTGACGGCGTGACCCTGTTCTCGACAGCTCACCCTCTGGTGTCTGGTGGCGTTAACAGCAACCGTCCTGCCACGGCAGCCGATTTGAACGAGACTTCGTTGGAAAACGCCGTCATTCAAATCGCAGCTTGGACAGACGAACGCGGTTTGCTGATTGCAGCTAAGCCTAAGAAGCTGATCGTGCCTCCATCGCTGCAATTCGTTGCAACCCGCTTGCTGGAAACTGAACTCCGCGTCGGCACTGCTGACAACGATATCAACGCCATCAAGAACAACGGTTCCATCCCCGGTGGTTACACAGTCAACAACTTCTTGACTGACACCAACGCTTGGTTCCTGTTGACTGACGTGCCTAACGGTCTAAAGCACTTCGTCCGTTCGCCATTGGCGAATTCCATGGATGGGGATTTCGATACAGGGAACGTTCGCTACAAGGCCCGTGAGCGCTACAGCTTTGGTGTCAGCGATCCCCTCGGGGTATTTGGCTCCCCCGGAGCATAACTAGAACTTCTAGTTGCAAAAAGGGCACTTCGGTGCCCTTTTTCTTTGTCTGTTGACATCTAAACTCAAGCCTATATAATTCCCCGTATCGTAACGAGGAGTTAATATGGACCATCCAAAAACACGGAAAGAAGCTCAGGAACTTGGTGCAAAGTTTTACTTCACTGGAGAGCCATGTGTTCGCGGGCACATTGCTTTGCGCAAAACCAAAGGCTCCTGCTTGGAGTGCGTAAAAGAGGACTGGGCGGTAGACAACGAGCGCCGGAAGGAAAAGCCCAAGACTGAAGCAGCCAAAGCGGCTGGCAGGCGGTACTACGAAAAGAACCGGCAGGTCGTAATTGCACGAGCAGCAGCCAGACCAGTGGAAGAAAAGCGTCGATTGCAGGCGGAGTACAAAGGCCGAAATGTTGATGTGGTTCGGGCTGACACTAGCGTGCGTAAGCGCCGCCATAGGGAGGCTACGCCCAAATGGCTTACTCCTGCCGAGCGCCTACAAATGCGTGACTTGTATGTGCAGGCTCGCAAGATGACAGAGCTTACGCGAGAGAGGTATGTGGTTGACCACATCGTGCCGTTGCGCGGCGAAGAGGTCTGCGGCCTGCATGTGCCATGGAACCTGCGGGTCATCACTCAAGAGGAAAACTTAAAAAAGTCCAACAAGCTCGTTGCACCCTCTACAACAACCTGATATATTTGTTTAAACCCGGACTTTCCGGTGTATCTGACGGCTCCGGGCCGACAACATGCAGACAGATGCACCTCAACTCGCATGTGAGGAATCATCATGAGCAATACTACATTCTCCGGCCCAGTTCGTTCCGAGAACGGCTTTCAAGACATCACCGTCAGCGCCACTACTGGTGCTGTTACCGTCGATGCCACCTTTGGCGCGACCACCAGCGTGACTAACTTGACTGCAACAAACTTGGTCTTCACTGATCAAAACCACCCAACAACTGCGGCAATCAACGCCACTGCAACAGCCACAGCGGCAGAAGTTATTACCGGCTACATCACATCCACATCCGCAGCAGCTACAACCATCACTTTGCCCACCGGCACTTTGTTGGGCGCAGCTCTTGGCGCAGTTCGCGGCACTGTAATGGACTTGTACATTGACAACACCGCTGGCGCAAGCACAGTGACTATTGCTGTTGCCACCAACGGCATCTTGTCATCTGCCGCCGCTGACACTGCTGGCTCTTTTGGCGACCTGACGGTTGCCTCTGGTGTTACTGGTTTGGCACGATTCACAATCATGTTCTCCAGCGCCACTGCATACGTGTTCACTCGCACTGCTTAATCAACCCAAGGGGCTTCGGCCCCTGTTTTACAGGAGATTGATTATGGGCATGCAAACTGACGTAAAACAAGGACATCTAAACCAAAGTGGTTTTTTTGTTCTTGGAAGAAACCGCGTTAAAGGCGTTTCTTTTTTTGGTGGTAGTGGAACCTTGGTTTTGTTTGATTCAACCTCAGCCCCAGTAACTTCAAGCGTTACATACGGTCGCTCTGGAACCACGGTAACAATATCCAAAACAGCTCACGGTCTTGCTACCGGAAACATTGTAGGCATTCACTTTGCCGCTGGCACTGGTGGTGCTGCCACCGATGGGAACTACAGCATTACCAGAGTAGATGCTGACACATTTACACTCACAGACATCAACACTGGAAACATCACAGCTACTCCAGCAGCAATTTATGTTAGTGGTGCAAATCGTTGGCTGTTGACCTATGAAACCCACTCATCAGACGAGTTTCAAAATGCTCCGCTTATCCCCGGCGAAGGTGTGTTGGCGGTAAATGGAATTTATTCCTACATGAGCGGCATTGACGCAGCGCAGATTTACTATGGCTGAAGAAACACGCCCCATGGATGTTGCAGGTCGCAAATTGATGATTGCGATCCCTGCCTACGACGGCAAGTTGAACATCAAAACTTCGTTTGCTTTGGCCGATCTCGTGGTCAAAGCTTCGCAGTTTGGTGTTCAAGTTCAACTGTCGCATCTGTCGGGCTGCTCTCTGATCACCAAGGCCAGAAACATTCTGGTCGCCAACTTCTTGGAGTCGGACTGCACGGACATGTTGTTCATTGATGCCGATATCGTGGTGGACGCCGAGTCTGTGCTTCGCCTGCTGGCGCTGAGCACCGGCAAGGACATTACCGCTGGCATGTACACACGCAGAGCCGAGGACCGCAAGTTCTTCTTGGACATCTACATTGACGAGGCCAACACGCTTGAGTTTGACCAGCACGGAATGCTGCGGGTTGAGAACGTAGCTACAGGTTTTATGATGATCCAGCGCCATGTTCTGGAGAAGATGATTGCCTCGCATCCTGAGTGGACCTACTTCAACGATGTGTACAACCGCAACGAGAGCGCCCTGTTTGACTTTGAGTTGACCAATGGGCAGTACGTTGGCGAGGACTACACGTTCTGCAAACGCGCCCGCAAGGACGGCTTCACAGTCTTCATTGACCCAGAGATTACCCTGCCGCACGTTGGCTCTCAAGAATACCACCGCAGCTTCAAAGAGTCTGTGTTGATGCCGCTGATCGAGCAGCACTGCACTCCCAAACTGAAAGTCGTCAATGGCTAAGAAAACTCCCTCCCTTGCAATTGGTCGTGGCGAGAAGCTGCCTGCCTCCAAAGGGGCTGGGCTAACAGCCAAGGGCCGCGCCGTGTACAACAAAGCGACCGGCAGCAACCTCAAAGCCCCGCAACCGCAGGGTGGCAAGCGTAAGGACTCGTTCTGCGCACGCATGTCAGGTATGCCCGGTCCCATGAAAGACGAGAAGGGCAAGCCTACCCGCAAGGCGGCTTCCCTTGCAAGATGGAAGTGCTGACATGCAGCAGTTGCTAGACCGGTTTGATCGACTTGAGCGCAAAATTGACAACTTACGAGGCGGTCATGCCCAGCACGAGTAAAAAGCAAGCTGACTTCATGCGTGCGGTAGCGCACAGCCCGGAGTTTGCGAAGAAGGCAGGCGTCCCACAGTCGGTGGGCAAAGATTTCTCCAACGCGGACAAGGGCCGCAAATTTTCAAAAGGTGGCGATATGAACAGTATGATGAAAAAGGGCTACGCCTCTGGTGGCATGCCGATGACCATGAAAGATGGCAAAAAGGTTCCAACTTTTGCGGCTGACGGCCAAGGCAAAATGGCTAAAGGCGGTATGGCCCATAAAGATGTAAAAATGGACAAGTCCATGATTAACAAGGCAGTTGGCAAACACGCTGCAATGCCCGCTTCTAAGGCTCACGCCGGCCTGAAGGCTGGCGGCTCTGTTGGCACAACTAAGATGGGTGCAGTGCGTACCGCTGCTCCAAGCAAAGACGGTATTGCGTCCAAGGGTAAAACCAAGGGCACAATGGTAAAAATGGCACGCGGCGGCAAAGCCTGCTAAGGAGTTGATATGAGCCCAGCAGAAAAAGAAGCCCGTCAGATGATGGCGGACAAGAAGGCTGCCGAAGCCGAAGACAAAGCCTACAACAAGGCATCTAAGATGGCCCCATCTGAAGACCCACGGGACGCAGTACGCGGCCAAAAAGGGTACAAGAAGGGCGGCGGCGTGACCCGAGCTGACGGCTGCGTGACTAAGGGCCATACTAAAGGCGCGATGGTTAAGATGGCTATGGGCGGCAAGGCTTGCTAATATGAGAGCCAGTCGCGGCATGGGGGCCATACTCCCGTCTAAGATGCCTTCCGGCAAGCGTAAAGCTCGCCGGGATGACACCGACTTCACGCAATACGCTGAAGGTGGGCCGGTTGGTTTGTACGCCAACATTAACGCAAAGAAAAAGCGGATTGCCGCTGGTTCTGGTGAGAAAATGCGTAAGGTTGGCAGCGCTGGCGCACCAACTGCAAATGCGTTTGTGCAATCGGCCAAGACTGCGAAGAAGTAAACCATGAAGTAACCTGTATAATACCCAGTACGCAACAGGAGTAAGTTATGTACGGGGTTATATACAAAGTGACAAACAAGGTCAACGGAAACTTTTACATAGGCCAGACAAAAATGCGACTTGGTTCTCGGTGGTCAAAGCACAAGCAGGATGCCAGAGAAGGCAAAGGCTGGGTGCTTGCGTCCGCGATCAGGAAGTATGGGGTCGAGTCTTTTTCCGTTGAAGTTCTTGAAAAATGCAACAGTAAGGATGAGCTTAATCACGCCGAAATTAGGCTTATTGCAGCCATGAAGCCAGAGTACAACTCCTGCGCCGGAGGTGGCGGTGTTGGCTCTCCGAGCGAGGATGTTCGGAAAAAACTTTCCATTGCTCGTCTTGGGAAAAAGATTTCAAAAGAAACACGACTCCGAATGTCGGACGCTCAAAAAGGCCACTTCGTTTCAAAAGAAACTGCTGACAAAATTCAGGCGGCTCTTGCGCCAAGATATGAGGCCATGCGCCAAGCTAGAATTGAAAAATACGGCACAGACAAGCGCGTTCGTGAGAGCAAAAAATACGTAAGCCCGCACCAATCTTTGTATGATGAGTTTGGCGCAAAAACAACCGCAGAAAAAATATCTGTGCTTGCTAAGTTTGAGTACGCCAACGGCCTTAGAAAAGTCATTTCTGGCGCAGACAATCCAATGTTTGGAAAGCCAAAAGACCCGGCAATCAAGGCAAAACTTTCAGATGCGAACAAAGGAGAGGGCAACCCATACTTTGGCAAATCTCACTCCGAGGAAACGCGCCAGAAAATGAAAGAAGCGCACGCCCTCCGGGCTCCTGTATCATGCCCAAATTGCGGC